TTATTTATAAATACTACTTGCCTTCCAGTTTTAGCATCAGGTAATCTTGTAGCTAAATCAGAAGTTGTAGAAGTTGTTATAACATTAACTCCATATATAGCTTGTGATGTAGATGCATTTGTAGTTCCTTCTAATACTAAGTTATCATTAACTTCTAATGTAGAAGAACCACCTAAATTATGTAGTACACCATAAATATTCTTAACAGCTTCTTGCCAGCTATTAAAATTATTAGGATTGTTATTTAATGTATTATTCATAATTTAAGGTATTAAAGCTGTACCTGTTTGTACTTTTTTAGTTCCACAACCTTCATGGGTTACAAAAAATGTTACTACTGTTCCAGGAGCTGGTACACCTACAAATCTAATATATAAATCTCCAACTACAGCAGTACTTTGATAAGAAGGTATTACTCTTGATGTAAATTCATTAATACCAGGGAAGCCAACAAATATTTTTTCAACAGTAACATCATTTGTAGAAAATGAAACTGTAATATCTCCTTCACAACTAATTCTATCATACCAAATTACAAAATCAGCTTCTAAAAAAACTTCTGCATCTAAAGTAGCCGACATATTTATATCAAACTCTCGTGGATCAAAATCTTTACTTGGAGCTACTATATTAAATGTTCCTTCTTCAGAAGGTTTGCAACCACAACTCTGTACTTTACTTTTTTTATTAGAACAACAACCCATAGTATAATTTTTTAATCAATTCTTGTTACATTTAAACAAATGTTATTTAATGTTGGAGCACCAGCTGTCTTTTCAAATCCTAAATTTATAATTGCTCCAAAATTTAAGAATACTGTATTGGACAAACTAAAATTCCAAGTTATATTAGATCCATCACCAGCACCAAAAGTATGTGGATATTTTTGACCTATCACACTCCAAACTCCTCCTAATTCTTGAATAATATAAAATGCAGCTTCATCTCCATTATTTAATGTACAATTACCTGTTATATTAATATGATAATTAGCATCTGCAGGAATTGTATATTGCGCTGGAGCATGTTGATTAGCTACAGTAGGAGGCGATGTAAAAGCTGGAATTACAATACCTAAAGTTCCAAATTCTATAGAAAAATTTGTTAAATCTACACCAGTAGTAACTTCATCTGTACCTGTAGAAATATCAATACCATAACCTTCTCTAAGTGTTCTTAATTCTAAATCAACACCAGTCTTTTGTTTAAATACTTGTCCATTTCCTGTGCCAACATTTGAAGCAGTATTAACTTCTCCACCACCAGCAGCATCTATTGTAATATTAGAACCTGTATCTGTTATTGTAATATTTGTTCCAGCTACAAGTTTTACTATATCTGTAGTAGCATCAGAACCAGTTAAAGTTATATCGCTATCACTTCCATTTTGAACCGATGTAAGATCATATGTTGTATTTAAATCAGCACCTATAAAATCAATTTCTATAGTATCTCCAACAGTAGCTACACTAACATCTCCTGAAGGTCCAGCTACTAATGTTCTAAAGTTTTCATTTATTCCTATAGAATCTCTAAATACTTGTTCTCCACCACCAACATTTACATTAGTAAAACCAACAGCGCCTTTTAAATCACATATTGCAGTCATTATAACATCAATGACATAACACATATCTTTACAATGCGTTAAAGATAATTCTGGAAATCCAGGACACTGAAATTCTTCACAGTCATAAATAATATCACTGAGGTAAATACTTTCTTTATTATCGCAACAATTACCGCCCATAATTAACAATTTTTTATTTTATCAAATCCACACTTTAAAGATTGAATACATTTACAATCCAAAGGAAAATTCTCTAAAACCCATAATATATTTAACAATCTATACATGTCATTATATAAATGACTTGTTTTTTTACCTATTGTTTCATTAGTATTAATCTTACAAGATATTAAACCTAATTTACATTTTGCTTTTTCTATTAAGTTCTTTTTCAACACTTTACAACAATCTATTGTAATTTCATACGAATATGTTTTAGTAATAGTTTCTCTAAATTCTAAATCTGGAACTCTACCAATATCAACATTCTCATAAACATCTACACTTATTGTTATATTTACTCTATAACAACCATCACCCCTTGAAGCAGTTATTGCTGTTTTAGCTCCTTGTGAAAAAGTATTTATACCTAATATATTCTCCCATTCTGTATCACAACAACCTTTAAAATCTACACTATATTGATTAACTGTAGCTGGTAATAACCAAAACTCTTGTGCTCCAACCGTTAAAACCGTATATGGACATGTAGGTAATTCACTACCACAATAATTTGAACTATCTAATAAATAAAATGTATCACAACTATCTGATTTTTTTAATAAAAAACATGGTGAACAATAAAATCCAGAACGAGATTCAGGAAATATAGATATTTTCGTAGCATTATCACACCATATCCAATCAACTGTTGGTATGACAGGCATACTCCCTTTAAAAGAGTTAACAAATGCTGTATTAGCTACTATATCGTCTACAAAACTCATTAGTCACAATCAAGGCAAAAGTTTCTACATTGTTTACTAACTGACTCAATTGTTTCTTGAGCGCAATCATATAAACATTCATCAAATTGATTTCTGGCTGCATCTAACTTTGACCTTAACATAACTATTCTCGGATCAGCTTCGTCACAATCTTTACAATCATCTAACAAAGTCTTAATCAGAGTCTTTAAACAATTTTTAGCATTACAGTCTATAAAGAATTTTTTGGTTTTTCTTGCTATTTCTACTCCATTCTGGTCATATACAATATATGTTAAACAATATACTCCATCTAACCAATTTGGAAAAGAATCTACTGAACATGGCTCAGTTACAACATCATCTAAGTTTACAGTATAACAAGCACCTCCATTACGAGCTCCGGCAGTAACATCGCCAAGAAGCCAAGATGTTGTCATATCTCCATCAGCATCAACAAGCACAGTCATTGAATTATATGCTATACCATTATTTACATTTGAAATAATTACAGTCGTTCCTGTAGTATCATTTGTATCTTTATATGCATACCAACCTGTACCAGCAGTTAATGAATTTATACTATTAACTAAAACTGTAGTTGTTGTCTCTAAATCTGTTTGAAAAAATGTTGTTCCAATATATGTGCTATTTATAGCAACCCCTACATTTCCAACAGTTCCACCAGTTATTTGAAAAGTATAAGTGGCTGGAAGCCCTTGTACAAATAAAGGATTAACATTATTATAATGAGAACCATCAGGTAAAATCCAATTAAATGATGTGGAATATATATCTTGAATATTAGGATTTCCTAAAGCGCCATATCCATCGCAACATAACGCTGGTTTATTTGGATCAAATTTACAGGTTGTATCACAGAACTGTAATTCATCACAACAGTCCGTAATACTTAATTCAAAATCCAGTTCTAAAGCCATGACTTAACAAATTTAATTTTATTATTCATCTTCTCCAAAAAAATACTCATAAGAATTTTGTGGAGTTTTTATTAATTTATTTGGCACTCCTATCATCTTGGTTGTTACATCAAGCATTTCAAGCATACCATCATCTATTGTATAGTTCCATTCACCAGTTCTTTTATCTGTTTTTCCAACTCGAACTATCTTAACAGCCGCCTCTAATCCATCATTTAAAACAACTTCTAATGGATTTTCTATTTCACTTCGCCAAGGAGCATCATCAATTCTTGATGTTACAAACCTTGATATTTCACCAGCAAAATATAAGTTACCAAATGACGCATTAATCATTTGATAAGTTGTCCAATTTCCAATATCATCTACTAATTCACCATCTTTATCTTCATCTTCCCAATCAAAACCCATTGCTAATGCATTAGCCATAGAAATAGCTAAACCATTTAATACAGCTAAATTGAACATTCTTTTTCTAAATTTCCTTTTGTTTTCTTTAGTAGGGTTTGTAATCATATCATAAAAACCATCTATCATTAATGCACCTAATTTACTTCTTGCAGAACCAAACATAGAAAATGTTCTTGCAAAAGGATTTTTCATAGAACTTAAATTTGTTCTATTCATTAAATCAAATGTAGGTTGTGTAGCATTAACTATATTTTCAGTTCTTTGAGCTACATGCTCCATATATTCATCACTACCTTCTTTTAATTCTGGATGCATTTCTGCTGTTTCTGCTTTAACAGCTTTCCATATAGACATTACAGTAGCAGCATCAAATATCTTAATACCTTCCATTAATCTTGCACGAGATACTTTATAGTTATTACCATCTTTATTTTTAAGACCTGGTATTGTTATTTCATCTTTTCCAAATGTTTTTTCAAACATAGCTTCACCCATTTCTTTAGAAACAGCACCATCAAATCTTGCAGTTAATTTTGGAGACCATTTTATAATATCTTGATAAGTAGGATTCTTTTCATCCATTTGCCACTCAAAAGGTAATACTGTTTTACCTTCTTTAACTCCTGTATATTTTATTGCTTTAAATATTTGACCAGGAGTAATACCGGCAATACCTCCCGCACCCCATCCAGCTTTAGCTAAATATTTAGCATTTATCATTTCTCTTGCAGCCATATATGAAATAGGCTGTTTCATCATTACAGGTATATTCCATGACAATACAGCAACAGCAAAATTACTCATACCTTTATTTAGTAAATTAGAAAAATCTTTTTCTCCTTCAGAAGTTGAAAGGAATGTAGGATCATTTAATTGAACTAATTTACCTTCTGCTTGGTCTATTAATCTATTGATAGTAGCATATTCTTTTCCACCACCAGCAAATTCATTTTTTAAATCTCTAAGAATTTTTCTATTATTTTCTATTGGTATAGCGTAAGCTGAATATGAAGCAGCATTTTGTGAATGATATGCTAATACTTTATTAACATCTGAAATAATTAATGGCTGTCCAGAACCTACTCTATCTCTTATTGATTTAAAATTCTCAATATTTTTCTTTTGAGTTTTCATATCATAAGCACCAAAAAAAGTAGTTACTGGAAAATAATTTTCATACTTAGGTAAAGCAAAACCATTTTGTTGTTTAAATGTTTTATTTAATGGTATATATAAATTATCAAGAGATTGATTTACATTTTTAACAACTTTCATTAATGAAGGATTAGACTCTATATGATTTATAATCTGTTCTTGTGTACCTACAGTAAAATTGTATTTTGTTTTAGCCATACCAGGTCTACCTTCAATTTTATCTAAATGAAAACCTTGTTTAATTAATGTAACAGCTGGACTATCAGAATCAGGAAATATAGATTGATCACCTGTTTGTTTTAATGTCATATAAAGAGAAAGTAATTCTCCATCAGTTAATTTAATCTTTTGTTTAGAATCTTCACCAATTTTTATATCTATAGTTGCACCTTTATAAGAATCAATTGTTCCTTTAGGATCTGAAAAAGAAGAAAATCTTCCTAACATTCTTTTATCTTCTTCCGACAAAGCTAAATCTTTATCAAACTGTTGAAGTATTTTTAGTTTATTAGTATCAGCATTATCTAATGCACGATAAAATAAATCCATAAATACTGAATTTTCTCCAGCTAAATATTTAGCAGTTAAATATGGTGTAATAAAAAAATCTGTTATTTGTTTATTTGACCATTTAACAAATTTCTTAATTAATGGATTTTTAAATTTCTTTTCTAATGTTGCTTCTCTTTTAGCATTAATAGTATTTATCTCATTAAGAATTTCATCTCTAATAGTATTTTTGCTAATCATCTTATTATCATCAGCTATTATAGATTGCTTTTCTTTAGCTAAATAATTAAGTTTTTGCATTGCTCTTACTAATAGCCAAAAATCTTTAGAGATATTTGACATATTATTCATTGAAGGCTTTTCTTTGTTGCCTTGTAGTATATCTAAAAGCTCTTGTACATGTTCAGTGTTATTAACACCCCTCATTCTTTTTTTGAACTCTCTAATCTGATGTCTTGATAATCCAGACCTATTCACATATTTACCATTACTATCAGTGTCTGAAGCCATTATCTGCTCCATTAAAAAATTAAATATTAATGCAGCTCTATCATTATTTATTCCACCCTCTACTTTATCAACAAATATTTCTTCATCAACATCAAATTCAGTTTTCATAGAGCCAAATACATTATATCCAGCCATAGTATGCATAATATAATCTACAGCTCTATCAGTATCTATTGTTGTTAATTCAATAGAATTTTGATCATATCTTCCTTTACTATCAAACGCACCTTGTACTCTCTTTAAAGGCTCTCTTTTAGTTTGATAATTCATAATATTATTTCCTTCATGAATATGTTCAGACATATTTACACCTTTGTAAAAATTATCTGAAATCAAATCTCCTATATCTTGAGAACCAAAAAAGTTTCTAATCATATCCCATATCCTTTGAATAAGATTTTTTTCATTTCTGTTTAAAACATTATTCACATAATCTTTACCCATTTTATCAGCTAACTTTTCTGAACCATAAGCTAATATTGCTTTACGCATTAATGGATGATTTTGAAACATTTCTATATAATCGTGAGCATACTCATGTGGAGGTGTTTCCAAATATGAATCATTAGCCCAAGCAACAGCTCCAACAAACGCTGCCCTATTGTGCATTCCTTGTGTACCAGGAGCTATTTTAACCCACTTACCATCTTTTATTAAACCATCTTTAGATACTTGTACATTAGGATATTGCTCATTTAATTTATTAATAATCTCATTAGCTACTTCAGGTGCTTCATTTAATTTAGTAGCAGTAGTTATTTGATTAAATTTTAAATCACTCAATCCTTGTGTATATGGATTTACATACCCATTTATTTTAGGTATTTTATTTCCATTTTTAACATATCTATCAATAGCTTGTTCTCTACCAACAGACTCTTCTAAGTATCTCCACTCTGGATTAGATTTATTTGGACAGGTTGCCATATATTAAATTTATAAACCGATAAAACATTTTCTTACTTCTTCTTTTTCTTTATTGAAATTTTCTGAGGTTTTAGCCAACAAGTTTTTATTTCTTATTAAGATATTATATCCTTTTGATTTAACGCCACCAAAATCTCTTAAGTTTTCAAATATACGACTATCTGAATCACCTACTCTACGATAAACATCTTCTCCTATTCTAACAAACTCTGAATTAGTATTAACATAAGCTTTATCACCAGAAAAATAATATTCATTATAAGCTACATCTTTTTCACTTTGAATATCTTCAGCTGGAGTAACAAGAGGTAATGTTTCTTTCATCATTATAGCTGTATTTGCTTTTAAAAGATCTACATTTTCTTTATTTGCAAAGAAATTAGTTTCACTTTCTACTCCAATACCATACTTTAATAATTCATTAGAATTTTTAAGAACAGCAATAGACATTCCAGTAGGGAACATTTTAGATATGCTACCTAATTTAGACGCAATACCAAACCTCAACATTGCATATGCTCTAATTTCATTTTGTATATTTTCTGGTAATTGATTATATGAATCTTGAATTATTTTCAATCCTGAAGTTGTCATATCATTAAGAGAACTTACAGGTACAATATGTTTTGTGCCATCTTTATTTTCTCTTATCGTTAAATGTTTAATAAATGCATTGTTTCTTAAACCAAAAGCAATTGCTTTATTTTCTTCGTCAGCTTCAACTCTTTCTCCAATAACTCTTTCAATAGCATTTTGTGATTCTAATAATCTTTGTAATTCTCTTTGAAATACTTGTTCACCCATTGACTTAGCACTTTGTAATTCAGTAATTACCTGATTAAAAGCATCTTCACTTATTCCAAATGGCTTTGATACAAATAAATTATTATTGTTAGGATTATTAATAGCACCTATAATAGTTTCGTATTTATTAACTGTATCATCAATAAATTTAGCTGATACATCTATTTTATTATTAAACTCTTTTTGAGCTCTATATAAATACATAGACTCTTCCATTGCTTTATAAACATTTTTATGTTTATAGATGCCATTATCTGTACCCCAAATATTAGAAGCCATTGTTAAAGCTTCATCATAAAATTGACTATCATTAATATAAAATTTAGAATTATAAACTCTTTGTTGTTGTTTTAATAGATTTCTATAATGTTTTATTAATGGTCTTTGAGATATTCTATCAGTAGTAAATTTAAAATCTCCAGCTACCATATCTTCTAATATTTCTAATGTTTTTCTTACATCAAAACCATTATTAGGTAATTTATTATCTAATTGTAATACAGGTATCAATCTTTGTAAATCAGTAGCTATTTCTTGTAATTCAGCAAACTTTTTAATTATTGCTAATTCATCTTTATTTGCTAAATCATTTTCTGATGCAAATGAATATCCAGCTGTTCTATTTCCTAAATCTTCTACTTTATAATAAGATTTACCATCTTTAGTACTATAAATACCTGGCTGAACATCTTTAGCTAATTTCTTTTTACCACCTCTTTCTATAATTTCATTTAATGCATTTTTAGTTAAATCCCCTTTCTTAGCTCCTAATTCTCCTTTTTTCTCTTTTAAATATCTATTAACACTAAATGTACCTTTATCAATATAATTAGTTTTTGCAGATGATATATCTTCATTTAATTTAACTATCGTTGGACTATTTAAAAATTCAATTATTTCTTCAAACTTAACATCCATTAAAGATAAAGCAGTAGCTACTCCAATAGTATTTTCATTAATACCAGTTGAAATATGTATAGGATCATTACCCATATCAAGTGCTGCTTGTAAAAATCTTGCAACATCATCTAAAGCATTGTTAGTGAATTTTTGTCTTTTCTCTTCAATTAATTTACCATTTTTAAATCCAAAAGAAATTGGTGTTTTTAATTGTTCTTCTGATTGAGATAAAACAGATAACATTTTTGAAGCAATCGCCCATATACCAATAGCGTCTTGACCAAAAGACATATTGTTTGCTAACTTAGCAAAATCCTCATAGTTATTAAGCTTAAATACATCTTCATTGTATAAATCTAATTTAACTAACATATCTTTAATTAAATCTAAACTTAAACTTCCTTTAGTTGCTGCTTCTTTAGTAGCTTTACTATTAGCCCTTTCATAGATTTGATTAAAAGCATCTGTTTTACTTCCTTCTACAATATCTCCATTAGTATTTATTTCAGCTTTATAAACAAATACTTTATCTCCATCGTGATCAGCATCTGAAGCATCAACAAATTCTTTAGGAACAATAGAAGTATTTGAATGACCGTCTATAAAATATTTAACTTGCCCAACAAATTGAGATACCGCACCAGAAGCTGGAACACGAACAACAACAGTTTTAAACTTCTCAGGACTATCTTTTAACATTTGTTCAGCTCTCGCTTTAGCTTCTGCATCTTCTTCACCTTCTTTCTTTTCAACAAACATAGACCATGGAACAGCTACTTCCATAGGCTCTAATCCATTTTCTTTATACCCTTTAAGTTTATTAGACATATCAGGCATCATATGAGCATACATACCAGCTATTTCAGTTCTAACACCAGTTTTAGTTAAACGACTTGCAATAAATTGTTCAACCATTGGTTTTAAATTAGGATGATCAAAAGATTCTAATGGTTCTTTTGCTTTTTTAGATAAAACAGTTTCTTGTTCATATTCTGATAATTGATCGTTTTCTGATTTAGTGATTATATCATTTGCCATTAAATTATCAAACTGAGCAAGTGTTAATTCATTTTGTTTTAACCTTTCTTCCCAAACATCTTCAGTTTGTGTTTGTTTTATATATACATTTTCATATAAATCAGATAGTGCTCCTAAATTTGAAATTTGTTGTTTATTGTAAACATAAGGACCAATTTTATATGTAGTTAATCTTTGTTTATCATTGATTTTTTGCATTTCTGTTAATATCTCAATGATTTCAGATTTAGTATTTTCTTCTGAATTTGCTGTTAAATTTTCTAATAAAGAATTTACATATTTTAATCTATTAACAACTGCTGATTTATAATAATCATCTCCCTTTATTTCTAATGAATCTCTTAATACATTTACTAATGAATCTTCAAATTTTTGAATTTCATTTTGACTTACATCATAATTTAATAGAATTTTAGCTAATTGTGTAGAAAGTACATGGTTTTGTTTTGATAATGGAACTTTAGTTAAATCTTTATTAAGATTAAATGCTACACGATAATTTTTAAAGTTTTTGAGTTTATATGCTCTTTGTTCTTTTGATGCAAATTTTGTAGGATTTTCTACAAATTGTTCTATTGGTATTGCTTGTCTTACTTTACCAGTATCAACATCAACATATTCATATTGAGATAAATCACCTTTAACAACATCTTTATCAATAACTTTTACATATGCATCTCCACCTAAAGCTTTTTCAATTTCTAATATTGCATTTCCTATTGCATTATATCCAGTAGGATTAGCTAAATCATTTTGATCAGCAAATTCTGTTAATGAATTAGCATCTACATCTCCAGTAACATTTAATGTAGACATTTTATAAAAATCTAAATCTCCTTCTGGACCGATTTCATATAACATATCTTTTACATTCACACCCACAACATCTGTATCTCCACTCATATCTGTTAACCTTTTCGCAAAATGAGAACCATTAAAAGAAAAAGAATCAGACATTCCTTTAGTATCTATAACAAATACATGAACAGGCTTATCTATGTTTATTAATTTACCTCCTGAATTTAATCCAGCCATACGCTTCATTACATCAGCAACAGATTTTTTATAAATAGCAGGCCCGGCATATATATCAGTTAAATATGAACGATTTAAGCTTTCATTGTATATATATTCTCCAATTATACTTTTAACATCAACATCAGGATTAGCTGATTGTACAGATTCTATTGTATCAGTTTTTTCTAATAAACCATATATTTTATCTACTTCTTGGTTTATTTTCTTACTAAATTTATTTCCTTCATATGGAGTTTTAACAACAACCTTTCCATTTTCAATAACTGCTTCATTTAAAGAAGTTTTATTAAATTGAATAACAACCTCATTTAAAGACTTACCAGTATTTTTTACTCTATTGTTAATTAACTGTTCATCTAATAATGCTCTTTTCTTATATTCTTGTTTAAGCCTATCTCCTTTAAATTTAGGTACTTTAAAATAAGTTAAATGACCTCTATCACCAGTAACACCTATTGATTGAAAATAAGCATCTTTAATCCCTTTATTTTGAGAAAAATAAAAGAAGTTATTGAGTATAATATCATTTACTTCAGCATATGAATGTTCAATAGCTCCACTATAACCAACATTTTCAAACGCATCATGTATAAACCATTCTGGCTTATCTTTAGATTTATTCCAATAATTAATTATAGGATTATCTTTATATAAATTTGATTTATTTATATCACCTCTAAAACCTTTATCATAAGTAAATAATTTATTAAATTGATTTACCCAATATCCTAATCTTGTTGCAGTAACATTATTTCCAGCCTGATTTACAAAATTAGTAGCAAGAGCATCACCTTGTTTAGCTAACGCAAGCTGTCTTAATACACCAGAAATTTGTTTTTTATCTAATTTACCTTCTCTTTCAATTTGATCAAAAGCTTCAGTTAATCTACCGTATGATTTTCCTTTTGCTCTAAACCCTATTAATCCTTTTAACCTTCTTCTTTCTACTTGTTGTTTTGATAAGTCTTTTGTTGCAACAGCAGATTTTACATAATTATTTAAGAAATCTAAATATTCTTTTTCTGATAATTTTATTCCAAATAATTGTTCAAATATATTTTTTGAATATCTAAACCAATTATTTTTTAAACCAGCTTTCCAATATTTTAATTGACCAATTTTTTCTTGATTTATAGTTTCATTTAAAAGACTTTTTATTTGTTGTAAATCAGCATTTTTCCAATGATTACTCATTTCATTTATTTGATCTTCAACAGTTCTATCTTTGTTAACTCTTTTCCAAAGAACAGAAACTTTTTTCTTTCCGTCTTGAACAGTAGTGTTTTTAATTAATGACCTATATTCTATTGTTGTTAATGAAGCTAATTCTGATAATATTCCTCTTTTAGTGCTATCTTCAAAACTATCTAATATTAGATTTAATTTATGAGCTATATCATTTCCGTTATCAGCTAAATCTTTTAATGTTTTTTCAAAAGAATTAATGTCTACAGAAACATCAGCAATTTTAGCAATTTGTTGATAAACTAAATTAGAGTCATATAAGAAACCATTATTATCTACTAATGCAGTTACTATAGACCTTACTGAATTAGAAACATTATCATCTCTTTTTAAAGAAACTTTTATTAAATTTTCTACATCATCTAATACTGGTAATGTTTTTTTAGATAATTGCCTTGTAGAAGTTTCTATTATATTCCACAATTCCTTAGACTCTGTTTTAAGAGCCCACATTAATTTTTGTGCTTTTTTAGCTTGTGTTTTAGCTTCTAAAATACTTTTAACAGATTCAGATGATAAACCATCAAAAATAGAATTAGATTCTGGTATTTCTTGTTCAAGCACCAATAAATCAGCTAAATCTTCATATACCATAGTCTGCAAATTAAATCCTTCATTTGGATTGAATTTACTTTCACCAAGCATGTAATCCATTCGTGATAATGCAGCAGTTACTTGAACTTCATTTATCGTTTTTAAATGTTGTATAGATCTTTGTTGTTTAAAGCTCGGCAATAAACCAAGATTTGCATTGTAAGGAGTTTTTGAATAAGCTAACATATCTGCCAACATATCAACTGATTGCTTTCCTTTTTTAAGTCCTATAGCCTTTTTAGCAGCATTCCAAAACCTTTTTAACCACGCAACAAACTTTTGTAGATTAGTACCTTCTAACTTAGTTTTTAATTTTTCTAAAGAATTGTCAGCAATAGCTTCCATTAAAGCTTCCTCAGCTTGTTCTTCAACAGTTAATTCTGGATATAATATTTGAGCATTTTTAAAATATTGAGTTCCCTTAATAAATTGCATACCAGCTTTTATTAATGGATGATTATCTCCTAAAATATCTTTGATAATATGAGCACCTTCATGTAATAATGTATTTTGAAATGCTGTATCAACATTAATATCTACTCCATTTTTACTTATTTCTGCAACAGTAATTGGACCATGTTTCCATAATGCATTTTCAATTTGATTTACAGGCACATTAGGAAATAATTTTTTGAAATGATTTAATATTTTATTAAATAATTGAGGATTATTTTGAATTAAATTTCTTTCTAAATTATCTTTTTCTATATTTTTTCTTTGATCCTTTTTAATTCTATTTCTTCTTTGCCTTCTTTTTTCAAATGCATCTTGAGAATTTTTTTCTTCTTCTTTACTTGGTGCAACATATTCTTGTTCTTGCCCTTTATCAGTATCTTCAATTTCTTTTTTTTCTTTTTGAATTTCTTTTAATCTTTTACGCAATCCATCTCTTTCTTTACCCGTTAATCCTACCTTTTTTAATTTATTTGTTATAGTATTTTCTTCATTTAAAAGTTTACTATATTCTACATCTTTTTTAGCTTTTTCTCTTTCTTCTAAAAGAGTTTCTTCATCAACTCCTTCAGGAACCATTTCTTCAGTTAAATCTTCTTTAACTTCTTCTTTAGACTCTTCTTTTTTAGCTTCTGTAGGTGCTTCTTCTATAATTTGTTCTTCTGTTAATGATTTAAGTTGCTCTCTATTTTTAGCTATTTTATCATTTAATTCTGCCCTTTCTTCTACAGTGCCAACACCTTCATCTGCTAATTTTTGTAATTCATCTTGATATGCATTTAAATCTCTTTCATTTAAATTTTTATTATTATCAATTGAATCTGATAATTCTTGTAATTTATTTTTAGGAGCTTCTTCTTTAACTTCTTTCTTCTTAGTTTCTTTTTCCTTAGTTTCAGGCTTCTTTTTTTCAGCTTTTAATTCTTCTAATTTTTTATCTACAAGCTCTTTATTTTCATTATAAAATTTTTCTTCTTTAGTACCTGGCTTCCATGCTTTAAATTCGTCACCCATAACAAGCATATCATCAGCCATTTTTTCTGCCTTAATTTCAGATGTCCTTTTTTCAATAGCTTCTTTATTAGCTTCATAAAAAGCTTCATCTTCTTTAGCATCTTTAGCAAACCTTCTATTGTTTTCATCAGTTGTTGATTCTGCAAAATTTTGAGCAAATGCTTCTATCCTTTTTTCATCTTCAGTTAAAGGCTTATCAGTAGTTTCTTGCTTTGCTTTGGTTTTTGTTGGTTCTTTATATTTTAATTTACCTTCTTTAGATTTCTTACCAATTTCTTCTCCAATAGACCAATTTTCTTCAAGAGCAGTTAAATCTTGTATAGACATTCCATATTGTTGCTCTAATTTTGTAGCAAATTTTTCAACAGCATTAACATCTGTATCAGCTAATTGATTTACTTTTTCCTTTTCAGCAACTAATTTTTCAAAATCATTTATAGCTTCTTTAGATGCTTTTTTATTTCCTGGAAGTTCTGTATATGCAAATTGTTTCCCTTCTGCTTTTTTAGCTGCCTTTGCATCATCTAAATTATCTAATTCTTGATTAATAGAAACCCCATCATTATCTAATTGTGATTGCTTAATAGCTTCCATTTCAGCTTCTATCTGCTGTCTCCATTTAGTAACTACAGGTGATTCATTTTTTCTAATCTCACTAACTAATTCTTCTTTATTAATTTTACCTTTTTGTATTTTATGAAATAAGTTTTGATAATTAGATAGTTTTCTTTCAAACTTATTTAAATCTTTAGTTAATGGCTTTTTGTCTTGAATAAGAACTTGCATTTCATTATTCATAGCTTGAGTAAGCATAGTAGCTTTTTCCTCATTAATCCTATAAGCATTAGCTATTAAATAATTTGTTTTAGCATCTGTTTTAAATTCTTTTCCAAATTTTGTTTGAAATTCATCTTGTATTTGATTCAATTGGAATAATTGAAAATTCGCTGTACTTGAATCTATATTAAGACCTTTAATAGATTGTGAATATCTTGTCATGTCTTTAATAGCTTGAATTACTTCTGGAGCATTTTTTATCGCTCCCGTAGAACCCATTCTATTAACTTTATTAATAAGCCTTTTTACTTTACCAGGTTTATTATTATCTATAGCATCTTTAACATAAGTAAATGTAGTATTTCCTTCTATTCCTCTTATAGCTGATCCTCCACCACCAATAGTTCCACCAACCATTCCACCAACTATACCACTAACAACAGCTTTTTCAAATGTTTCTTTCCAATCTACACCAAATTTCCCTGCTCCTTTTACTGCATCTTTTCCAGCAAACCATGTATCATATGCATGTTTTCCTAAATCTTCTATATATGTTTGTACAAATTCTTGTGTTGCTTCTACAGGATAACCTTTTACAAAACCTGTTCCAAAATCTTTCATTTTTTGTCCAACACTTCTTGCAGTACTTGGAACTAATTTTTTAAAGTTTGCTAAATTTAATTCTCCCCCAGCTTTACCTAAAGCTTTTAATTCAGCTCTTAAAGCAGACCTTGATGCACCTCTTAACATTTGTCCACTTATTGTCATTCCTAACATTTCTAATGCAGCACCTTCTGATGCAGAAACTACCATTGCAGTAGGTATTGCTACTCTGGCAGCATTACCTGGCGACAATCCCGCAGCAATTCCTTCTTTATAAAGGTCTTTTTGCATTTGCATAGTACCTGTTATGAAAGTACCTAATCTTTGAGTTCTTTGTATTTTAGACGCAGCTGAACCGGCTTTTAATAATGCACCAGCACCTTTGCTACCTAAAAATATATCAGCCATAAATCCTAAACCATCACCAAACGCATATGCAAAGTTATTAGCATTAAAACCATCAGTCATAGGTTTTAAAGCTTTATCACTTGCCTGAATAGACATTCCCTCTTCCATTTCATTAACACCATCAATCCAAGTGTCCCAAAAATCTCCTTCTTCTGAACCAGTTATTGCAGCACCAAGTAATGCTGGAGCTTGTGCAACACCACTAACCATTCCAGCCACACCTCTATTCCATAGTCCAGCTGCTAAATCTGTGATAGCCCATCTTTCAAATTCATATGATTCTGCTTCAAAAGGGTCATAAAAATCAGGCACTTCCATAGCGTCTAACTTATTCCAATCTCTATACATATCTGCATAGTCAGCCTCAGCTAAATCTAATCTTCCAACATCAAACCCCATAGAAGTCATTTGTTGTTCCATATCAGACCTACCTTCTAAAAATTCTCTATCAAGATTGATATTTCCTTCTACATCTACAAGATGTGGAGTTCTATCACGAAAATCATCAGTATATCTTCTACCACCTGGATTCCCACCAGATGCTTGCATTTTATTTTTTACATAATCTCCCATTATTAAGGCTGTCTATTCATTGATTGATAATATTGATCCATTCCCATTTGTGTAGCACCACCAGGCGATGATGGTCCATAATATGTTCCTAAATTTTGAGTTACCATTTGTTGATAAGCATTTATATCACCACCAAACATATTAAGATTTTGTTGCATTACATCTTCATAACTTGCTGTTCCAGCAGCTCCACCATATTCCATTTTACCTGGAGCTATACCTATAGACTTATCTATTGCTAAAGTATTTGACCTATTAGCCAATATATCTGTTACAGGAATTAAACCAACAAATGAACTTCCAGCAGTTTGAGTTACTTGGTCTACATAATCTTCATTTACTTTCCAATTTCCTACACTTCCGTTTGCTTGTGCTTGAGCAAATGCTGGATTATCAGGAGAACCAGCAGCAAATACAGGCATCATTAATTGAGCTTGTCCATTTGCATCTGTTACATTTACAAAAGATGTATAACTATTTGGGTCACCTATAGTTATAGGCAATCCTTGAGCATCTATTTGACTTCCAGCAATCGAAGTTGTTGTTCTTCCATCAACCGTTTTAGAATCAGCAGTAAATATTGGACCGTTATACATATATTGTGCATTATAAACATTATCCTTTCCTGAAGGAAATGCTTTAAATTTATTAGTCATTATTTTAGGAATTTCATTAGCAACAATTTGGTCTGTACTTACTGCACCATCTCCACCTTGTAATAATTTCCTATATGTAGTTTCAGCAAACGAACCTATTCTATTATCTTGTTGAGCTCCTACTTTAGCTTTATATGCTTGCCATTGTTTTTGATTTTCTAATGAAGCCCATCTATAATCCATTTGTTCATCAAATTGACTTGCTTGCATTTTTAATTTTTCAACATCAAGTGGATTACCAGCTCCCCATCTCCATGCATTTTCAGGACTTCCAGATGATTCAACTGCTCTTCCATAATCTTGTGCTAATTGCATAGCTTGTTCATTACTTGCACCTTGCATTAATGCAGCATCAAATACATTTGATTGAGTAACATAATTATCTTTACTATATGGGTTAGTAGCATCTTTAACAGATTTTTTAAATAAAGCTGGATTAATTTGAACTTTCTTTTCAGAACCATTATACTGAAAGTTATTTAATTTACCTTCTTTAAACAATGCCATTTGTTCATCCATTGTTGTTTGTACATTTCTTTTTGTTTTTTCACCTGTTTTTGGGTCTGTAAATTCTTTTTCTACCTTAACACCTTTAATAAATCTATCACCTTTAGCTCTATCAGCTAACCATTGAGCCATGTTCTGTTTATTTCGAATAGCATTTGCTAATTCATCAGATTGCATTACTTTTTGTTGATATGCATTCATTGTTTGTAAACCACCACTGCTCATAAATCTTTTAATATCACCATCATATTTAGCGATACCAGCAACAACATCTTGTCGAGCTTGTTTTTCTACTCCCCTAATTCTTTCTTGATCTTCTTTTAAAACATCTAAATTTTGAACTGCATTTTGGTATTCCAAAAATTTGGATTCCATTTGCATTCGTTGTTGGTTTTCCCTTTCTCTTTTAGCTCTAAGAGCTTCAGTCATTTGGAAATCCATCATGGCATCTGCTCTTTTTTGTTGCCAATTGTTCTTTCCTCTTAATGCTGAATATAAACCCCAATCTGCCATAATGTAAATTTAAAGTATTATTTTATTATTATCTGTATTTTTGTGAATTTTCATATCCCTTGTGAGCTTCTTCCCAGTTTGCCAATGCTTTTTCATATTTTGCTAATAAAGCATGTAATCCTTCATCTCCATAATCATCATTATCTAATCTTTCAGAATATCCATCCCAAATTGCCTCTAAACCATCAATTCTGCCTTTATACAATTCTTGTCTTGCTGCTTTTAAATCTTCTTTAGTTAATTTAGATAAATCAATATTTTTGATTTTATCAGCAGTTGGAGATGGGTCATTAAATGCTCTTTTCCCATCCCAATCTCCACCACCAGCTATCATAACTAAATCAGTAGTTCCTCTACCTGTATTTAATTTCCAATTAACTAATTCTGATTTAACATCATCAGGTAATAAATCAAAATCTTTTCTTGACATTTTTAAATCTTGTAGAATTGTAGTATTACCACCATTCAATTTGTCTTGACCATCTTCTCCAATAATATATTTATTAGTTGTAGTCAATGCTTTTTGTGCTTTATCTCCTTCAGCTTGATTAAAATATCCCAACAATGCTTTACCTTTAGCTCCTGTACCAGTATATCCATAATTGCCAACTCCAGTTCCACTAAAGCTACCAAATGCTGCTTCCTCATTATGAATATTTCTTAAATAATCTTGACCATCATTTTTATTTTCTAATGGAGGATCTGCAAAATCTGATTCTTTAACTTCTTTACCGTTGAAATTAAATACTAATTCACCACCTTCATTTACTGCAGAATTACTATAAACTGGTTCAGTTGTTTCTCCAGTAGCAACATATTCATCAGCTATAGCCTCTGCATCTTCGGTAGTACCACCTTGCTTTAATACATTTTCAATTGCATCAGCTGCTTCAGCAGCACCTTCTTCTGTACTTTCAACTAATGATGTACCTGGTTCTGCTACTTCTTTTTTTGCTGGACCTTGTTCTATAATAGTTTGTTTAGTATCTTCATCCATTCCATTCCAAGTATTTTCAGTAATACCATATATATTGAATTTTTCATCTTGATCATCAGGAAAATCTTCAGGACTATATCCAACATCTGCAGCTGACATATCAAATACATTTCCAGTTAAATCTGCTGGTTTTGTTTCTTCTACAATTTCATTATAATTTGAAGGAGGTCTATTATCATATTCTTCTCTTGTTCCATCTGGATATTTTGCTTTCCATTCTTCAAAAGTAAAATCAGTTTTAGGCTCTTCTTCTACTGTAGTAACTTCTTCTTCTACTTCATCTCCTCTTCTTTGATTTCTAATTTCAGTTAATGCTTTCATAGGTTCCATTCCTTGTTCATTAACTAACTTATTATACATTTCTATTTCTGCAGGATCTCCTTTAGGCTGAAAACCATCTTCACTACTTACATTAAAGAATCCATCTTCATTAGCTCCTGTTTGAGTCTTTTCTGCTTGAGCAGCTACTTCATCTTGATACCCTTCATATTCTTTTCCAAATTCTTGTTTAGCTTGATTAATCCATTTATTGTCATAACCACCTATTGGGTCTAATTTTTCTCCATCATCAGCTGTCCAATCAGGATGATTTTTTTGCATATATGTTCTAAATGCATCACCTTCTTCTTGTGTAGTAAATGGAATATTATTAGTTACAGAATTTAATAAAGCTTCTCCAGACGCTGTAGTTTTATCATCATCTTGATTTGCAAGAGTTAAAGGAGTATTTACATCATATGTTTGTTTTTCATCAATTTGAGCCTGTAAATCTCTTTGTTGTTTTGTTAAATCATCAATATGTTTTTGTCTACTATTCTTTAATGCTTCTTCTTTATCGATTCTTTCTTGTTCTGAACTTAACCATGTAGATTTTTTCATTTCATAATATGGTGAGCCTTTTCCATAGAATTTATTAAATTGTATTCTATCATCTATATTACTTAATGCATCATTAACTAAACCAGCACCAGCTTGTTTATTCATTAATACTTGCTGTAATTCATCTTGGAATTTTTGTCTATTGACATTTTCATCTGTCATAGCACCTTGATAAAACTGTGCTCTATTAGCTTGTCTTACTCTTTGGTCTGCAGCAGCTATATTTGTATATTGATCATATAATTGATTTTGTGCTCTTCCTAAGTTACCTAATGCAACACCAGCACTACCACCAGATAATCTTCTAATGTTTTTAACATCATATCCATAACCTCTTTCAGCTAAATTTCTCATTTGAGCAATTTCCTCATCTGACATACCTAAATTTCTACGAGCAGTCATTTCATCCATAGCAAGATTATACATACTACCAGTTTGATATTCAGGAACTTGCTCTGTAGCACCACGAATACCAACTAAAGCTCTACCAGCATCTCCAAGAAATCCTCCAATATTATCATCAGATTCTAAATCAGGAGCATAAACACCCACTTGTTCAATAGGGGTACTTGCTGTTTCTAATGAAGCTGTAACATCAGCCATTTCATTTTGTAACTCTTTAAGTGTTTTTTCTTTCCTTACAACTTCTCCATCATCAGTTACTTCTGCTACTGTACCTAAATCATTAATATAATCCATATTAGGATTAAAATTAGCTTCATTAATCTTTGGCTGATATCCATATCCACTTGTTCCATAACTAACTCCAGTATTTGTTCTATTAGTATTATTTGTATTGGGATTTTGACCTTGATATGGATTATTAGGGTCTATTACACTTGTGTTTTGAGGTTGATTTTGAGCAGCATTCCAATTTTCTATTCTTTCATTATTTCTATCAACAGCTGCATTAAAAAATGGTTTTAATGTTGCATCGAAATTTGCTAAAAATTCAGATTTTTCTTCATCAGAAGTACCTATTAATTTATTACCTTCTTGATCAACATTATATTGTATTCCTACAGCACCAGGAGATAACCAATTTTCAAAAGACATTACCATCTCTTCAAAGCCACCATAACTACTTGGAGTTCTTTTTTCAGGTGCTACAGCATCATCAATACCTTTTATCATTTGATTAGTAGCCAATTTTGTTTGCTCATAATCATATTGTACTTGGTCTCTTCTTCCTCTAATTTCTGCAATTACATCATCTGGAGCATCATTTGCTACAGCTTGTAATAATTCATTTTCAACATTATTTACTCTTTGTTGTGACCAATCAACAACTTCATTTAATTGTTTTTTATAAAAAGGAACCATTACCCTTTTATTAAATGCATATTCTTGTTCAGCTAAATCATCATCTCTATATTGAGGATTTGATTTATAAACATTCATAAGATTTCTAAACTTTTTAATGCCGTCAAATTCTTCTTGTGACCAATCACCATCCTTTTTGTCTAAATTATGTTCATTAGCATATTCATTAGCTTCTCTTAATAATGCAGCCGCTGGAGAACCTGCTTTATCTGAACCAGATGCCCAACTTGTTAAATCAGACACACCTACTTTATTTGATAAATCAAAATTTGTATTATATGAGTTCCAACTTTTTGCTTGTTGTTGTGCTTCATCTACTCTAAATAATTGACCATTTGGATTATCTGTAGTTCCTGGCGAAACAATATATTGATAATCACCTGCATTGATTAATTGATGGTTATCTGGCAATGTAAATGGAGCTTGATAATATCCAAAATATTTATTGTTTGGGTCATTCCATTTTCCATAATCATATACACCATCTTCATTTAATTTCAATGCATCTGGACCAGCCTTTGTATAATATGTAGCAGTTCCATCAGGATTTCTTTCTATAAAAGCTTCATTTTTAGCACCACTAACAGCCATTTTACCACCAGCTAATCTTCCTTTTTCTCTACTTGTATTTATTATTGAAATTAAATCATCTGCATATCCAGCACTTGTTGCATATTTCGGAGCTATTCCTCTTGCTTGTGCTATAGGATCTAAACCATCTCCAGCAGCATAAAAATTATTTTTATAATTATCATTAGTTGTTAAAAGCTCTGCATATCCTTTTATAGCATCTTCAAATGAATCATAAGCACTAAAATTATCTCGAATCTTAACTCTTAGTTTAGGTTCTTTATATTGTTCCCCTGGTCTATTAGTATATTCGTGCATATTTAAATCAACATATTTATCTCCTACTTTATAGTTTTGATTATATTGATTTGGCGTATCAGTTAATACAAGTTTATCACGATTTTTATCTATATATTCTTGTATTTTATCTTCAGATATATCTTCAACTGTTTGAATTTCAGCATATTTACCATCTTCTTTTGAACCATGTTTTTTACCAAATACTGCTGCAAAACCATTTTCAGAATTAATAGTTCTTCCCCAACCAGTTTCTATAGCTAATTGTGCCATAGCTAATTCAGGAGATACATTAGTTCCTTCTAATGCTTTAGCAACTTTTGGATAATATATTTCATAGAATTTTTCAGGAGTTTGTTTTTTCCCGTAATGATTTTCTTTTTGAGAGCTTCCTAATTCAGATTCTTGACGAAACTTATATGTATTTAAAGCATTTTGAGTATTTTGCTTTTCTTCTTCAGCAGCTTTATTAGCGGCAGCTTGTTTTTCAGCATCAGCTTTTAAACCTCTTAAATAACCAGCTCTTCGAGTTTGACTCGGAGTTCTATAATAAACTCCTTCTAAATAATTTAATTCGGCAGCAGCTTCTGAAGTATAAGAACCATACTGAGTTTTTAAACCGTCATATTTACTTTTTTCTTTTGGCATAACTATAATAAATAACTTGTTGTCATTGAACCTTGATTTTGATACTTTCTTATTCTATCTTCAGCATCATTAATATTTGATGTTGCTGTATTAATCATAGCAGCACCAGACGAAACTATATTACCACTTAACATACTTTTAAGTGCATCTCCAGAACGCTTTTTATTTTCTGCTGAATCATCTTCTGCAACATATGTAGCTTGAACTTGACCCATATTATCAACAGCATCAGTTCCTATTACTCTTAATCCTTTTGCTTCTGCAGCCGCTTTCCAATTTGCATAATCTCTTTCTGCTCCTTTTTTGTCTTTTTGTGACAATTCTTTTTTACCTTGATTAAGATTTTCATTTAACATTTTCTTTTGATTTGGGTCTAATTTATCCAAAAATGTACTTCCACGCCTTTCAGGATCTATATCTACACCCGTTCCTTCTCCAGTTCCACTTCCTTTTCTTCCCATTACATCAGGAGAAATAATATCATATTCTTCTCCAGATGGAGTAATACCTTCAGTTTTACCATCTTCTTCTGCACCCATATATTCTAAAAACCTATCCATTAATTTAGTTTCATCTGTATCATAAATTTCATCAAATGTTCCTTGATTAATTTCATCTAATATATTTTTATCGACTATATTTCCCGATGCATCCATAGCCGTTCCAGTTGTCCATGAAGCAACATCATATGATGGAACACCAGCCGCCATTGAAGCTGATGTAGAAGCCATATCAGTACCAAGACCAGAAGCTATTTCTGTACCACCACCCATTCCACTAAAAGCACTACTTGAAGCATCTATTCCTTGAACTGGAGCACCAGCTCCAGCAGGAGCCGCACTTGCACCACTTGTAACTGGAGCACCTGTAGCCGGTGTAGATGTTGCACCACCAGTTGCTGAAGCACCACCACCTCCTACAGAACCACCCATAGTTAAATAAATTTTAAATGCTTGCCACGCAAAATCTAATGAATTTAAATCTTGAGTCCATGCATCACCAGCACCTTCTCTAATTACTTTTCCATAATCTTTATTTTTTTCTGAAAGAGCTTGAGCACCTAAATTCCTTAATCCATGTACTGGCGAAGGATTATATTCTTGAATTTTACCCCATGTATTTAAACCACCTTGAGGATTATAGCCTAAAATTCCTAATCCAACTTTTCTTAAACCAGTTGCAGTTTCCATTGGTACATACTCTGGCTGTCTTGCTAATTCTCTTTTATCTGTAAATAGTGCCATATTATATTCTATTAGAAACTCTATAATCAGTTGTTATACTTGATATTTGAGTTAATTTAAAATCTGTATTATCTATAATCATTATTTCTTCTAAACGCTTACCTCTTGTTCTATCTAATTGTGTTTGTGTTCTTAAAGGCATTCTTAATACATTTTCTTTATACGCTTTTCTTGTATCAGTTGTTAGATTTAATAAATTATATGTTGAATCCGTAATTAAATGTATTTCTTCTAATGTATCTATTAAATTAAAGTTTGCATTTCCTTTAAATGTATCAAAAACTTTTGCATACATAGCCATATCAGCAACTATTGGTTGTAATATAGAATAAATAGATTCATCATAAAATTCAGCTATTCTTCCAGTATTTAAAGTCCATAAATCATTTTGTTTAGAAACTGTATATGCTAAAGTAAAATTCTTAGCATTTATAAAAATATTAGAATTATATGAATGAAACCCTACGAATGCATTAGTAATTTCATTAAATGATAATGTATTATAATATTTTCTTCTAATTTCAGGTTTTGTTACTAAAACATATGACCAATCATCATTTATATTATTTCTAAAAAACTTATATGTTTCACCTGGAAGTATTGTTATCATTGATTGATCTATATTACCTTCTTTTTGAATTGTAGTTAAATTAAAACCAACAGAAGTATTGGTAATATAGAATACAAATAAATAATTATTTCCGCTATCTGAAGTATTTTTAGGTATATATACATCAATATCTTTATCAGGTGTAATTTCAACAAGGTCTAAATCATTTATAACTTCATAAATATTAGCATCTACTCTTGTTTGTGTAGAAACTATATACACTTCTCTTGCGCCTAAAACACTTCTTTCTCTAATAAATGACCATAGTGCTACATTATTTTGATAGTCAAATATTCCACTAATTCCTAATCCAGCAACAGGCGTATCATGATTTTCAAAATATCTTAATTCATTTTCCGACCATTGATGTAATCCTCTTACATCACTTAACGATAAAAATCCATCTTGTGCAAACCTACATATCTTTCTTTGATTTACTTCAATCCAATATGCTGCTTTTCCAGAACTAAATAAACTCCATTGATGTTGATTGCCAAATTCAGTATTGATATAATCAACACCATCTAATTTCTCGCCAATTCCCGTAGTAAGTGAACCTTGGTTAGCAGATTCTATTAAAGCTCTGTCAGAAGCTCTTAATCTACCAAATGCACTTTCTTGAAATGAATATATTGCATTAAATAAAAATAAACTACTTGTTATTTCTCCATATTCTCCATTTAAATCATCAAAATCATTTACTTGGAATATTCTCCAGCTATCTATTTCATCACCATAAAATTTACTTGGTGTATATCTCCATCTTACAGGAAAATGATCTACTGCATTAAATCTTAATGGTTTTGGAGCATACAACATTACTGTTTCTTCATAAAACAAGACTGAATTAATATCAAACTCTTCTCTTAACTCTGAATCAGCTGCATAATAAAGTCCATCTGGCCATTCTGTACCACCAACTTGTAATTCTTTTTGTGGTCTTAAACCTACATTACTAAATATTGGGTTTTGTTGAGAAGGAGCATTTCTTAATGGATGATGTACTCTACTTTCTAATGGGAAAAGTTCTCCAATACCATATTCAAAAGGTTGATTATTCCAATTAAAAGGATCTCGCATTCTTGGATATAATCTTGCAAATCCCATATAATCTAATATACAATCACCACCCCAAACTTCTATACCATTAAATATATCTGTCGCAGGCATTCCTTGAGCATCAAATGTTGGATTATTAACAGGCTGAAAATGTCCTACACTAAAAAATACAGTTCGTTCTAATGAAGACCTTGTTACCCCACCATATGGATTATTATTAGGTCTTAAATAATTCATTATCCAACTACCCATATATGTAGGGTCTGCCAATTCTGAACTTGGCGTTTGAAAAAATGGATTCCATGGTTTAGCAACTCCACTACCATCAAATGGTGTAAAATCTCCATGTTTTAGAAATACTGAATTTCCTTTTCCCCACGCTTTATGTTGTTTATTAACTTCATAACCCATATGAAAACCATCATCAAATTCAGTAGTATTATCTAAATCTAATCCTGGTTCATAATTATCTATTGTATCTCCTAATCCCATATTAAGCAAATACTCTATATTAGCTTCAACACCATGAGCTGGATATGGGTCATTTATTGTTGCTGGTAAATCTATATAACCTTGAGAATCATTTTTAGTTCTATATAGTTTTCTTACACCTTCTCTACCTCTATCAGCACAACAACCACTATCATCTTCCCAAGTAAAATATTGATTAACATATTCCCAACACCCAGAACCATCATCTTCATCTCCAACACATTCATGTCCTACTTGATAACAAGTACTTACTAATTTAATTCTATCTGCTGTTTGAACATTTGGTAATTGTGCATATCCAAAATCTAAATCAGTAGGATAAAATACAGTTGTATTTGGTCTTAATTTATATGTATCACCTGTTACTATACTTTTTGCTGAAACTAATTCCATATCAGTGATATCTGTTACAGTAGAAGGATTTGCACCATTAGTAAAATCATACCATCTATCATGACCATAAGGAGCCGGTCTTGTAGTATCATTTTCTTTTACACAAGGCATAGCTAAACCTTGCATTAATATTTGTGCCTCACATCTTGCTCTTACAATCATAAAGCCACTAATTTGACTTTTAACTGTAGATATATCAATACCACCTACTTTAATTCCCATTATTCTTAAATAGGAATCAGCTGTATCACTACCACTTAAACCATTAATAGCATCATCATCAAAATAATCTCCAAAATTACAAGTAGTCCAAGCTCTTTCAGCTAATGGAACTACTGGAATAGCTACAGTTGTACCATCAGATTTTAATCTTGTTGCGGTATAAGTGTTTTCATATTGTTGAGGTGTTTCTAAATCACATAAATGATATACAAAACTTTGAAATCCTAATAAGTCAAAAAATACAATACCATAACGGTATGTTTCTCCCCTAAAATAACCTTTATTTAAATGTGATACTTGAGTTCCTTTGTAATTAGAATATTCATCTACAACAGTATAATCTTCAGTACCTCCAGGTTGGTCATGTAACATCATTGTAGCTGTACCATTTGCTACCACACTTTGTCTATGTATAGGTGGCTTAGAACCTATACCAATTACATCTCGACCATCTTCAAAAGAACCTATAGAATATTCATCTGATCTAATGTTTTTAAAATAAGGAGTTATAGTTAGATTTTCTAATATTGCCTCTAAATCATTTAATTCAAATGATGATTCAATAGTATTTCCTATATATAGACTTTCATCTTTTATATTTAATGTTTTAGCAGCTCTAATTCCTTGAAAAAATACTGGTAATTCATCTATTAATACAGGCTCACCATCCATTGTGCTATCCACAAATGTCATTGTATCACCACTAATGGGAGTTATTTCAAATATGGATGCTTCTGTAGGTATAGCATCAGATTCTAAATAAACAAAACAAACTTCTATTTCATCAAACCTTTGGTCTATTCCTTTAATTTCTATTTCAACAGCTTTACCACTATCAATTCCACTACCCTCCATTTCATACTCCCAAGGGTTAGTAGCTGTTACTTGATCAGTAGATACTATAACTGGATTTGTTAATGGCTTCCAAGGAGTTCTATAACCAACATCTGTAACTAATCTATAAGTATATTGATAAGAACCTGATAATTTATTACCACCACCAGAAATAGTTCTATTGTATTTGATTAAACCCATATTAAAACTACTCTGCAAATTAATATCGTGAGTAGAATTAGATAAAGGTATATAGGCATTTAAATCATTTTCAGGTAATGAGTTATCATAAGAAAAAGTAAATGATCGTGGCTGATTACTATCATTATTAACTCCATCTACCCAATAAGCTCTAAGCAATCTATCTGTTTCATAAATAAAACGAGCTTCTATTTGGTTATAAACCCTAAAATTTAATAACTCTCCATTTGGGTCATTGAAGTCATTAAACATTGTTTTATATGATGAGGTTCCATTTTCATCTATAATTAACAATCCAATTTCACTATATCCAGTATCTCCAACTAAAAATAATACTATTAAATTACTTTTTCCTGTCCATCCAATAGGCTTATAGTTTGTTCCAGCAAGTCCACTTCCAGAATCAGGAGCAATATTAATACTTAGCTTATTCCCTCTTTCTGATTCCCACGCATATGTACCATCTCTATTAAATATTAACCTTCCATTTAATCCATATCTAAATGAAGAATTAGGTTGATTTAATTTATCAATATCCATTCTCATACCTTCTTGGAAGGTATTCATCGTTCTGTTTTTGCCTGATTCAGCCATTAAAAGAAGTTTTTATTTCGTAATGGTAATATTTGAGCCCACATATTTGAAAGTTGTCTTAATTCTGTTTCTGAAGGCATTTCATCATCTCCACGAGCTTCACCACATAACCAAAACCATCTTGCTTGCATTTCTTTATATACATTTTGAGGTAACCTACCAGCATAATAATCTCTTGCTTTATACATATACATTAAGTAATGTGTAACAGCATCTTCATGTAATTGATTAATAAGCGGCCACCCTTCTTCATCTAAATCAACCCCCCAATATGCAACGCCAACTTTAGTATTGTCTAATTGATTAAAATATAAATATCCATTTTCCATAGTGAATTTACTTGCAAATGCAGTAAATCCCCATCCTTGCCTTCCCCAATAAGATAATCCATTATTACCTTGTGCAGAACTTCCTGTATTTAAATCATTTAATTGTAGCTCCGCTAAGTTAGGTGAGGTAAAGTTTATATTTCCATTTGGAGTTTGCTTAGGATCACATTCAGAAGGTAATCTTCTATTTTGTAAAACTTTAACTTCAATAGTTCCGGCAGCTGAATCTGTAAATGGAGTTATTTGTAATGTAGTTAAATTATCATTTGCAGTTAGATTTAATACACCTCCTGAAGCTATTACACTATATCCTAAGTTAGATACAGCCATAAATTGTGCTTCAAAAGCTAAAGCTATATCATTTAATGTATCTCCACCAACTACTATATAGCTAAATGTGTTTACCGTAATAGTTCCATTTCTATTAGTAGCTACTGTTAAATTAATTGTTTCACCACCTATATATGTTCCTAAAAATTCAACAGACAATACATTAGGCGCACCTGGATCAAATGGTTGATAATTACCACTTACAAAATTGCTGTTTGCATTTGCTACACCAGTTTCAGCTCCTTTATTCATAAGCTTAAAACTTTGTGTAGACATATCTAATATTTCATCACCTTTTTTAACTGCTATTAGATTAATAAAATTGTCAGGTAAACATGCTCTTCTTTCTTTAATATCTAATTCACACTCAAATCTTCTATATGAACCCTCACTACCAATTTTCATTTCAGCATCTACAGCCCAACGAGCAAAATCTTCAATTACATTATTTATGTTTCGAATACCTAAGTTTCCACAAACATTACCAATTATAGTATGTATTGATATTTTATTATTTGTCTGACTCATTTTATTTTATTTTTTGTATGTAACTATTTGTTGCTCTACGACCATAACTTAATAAACTGTAATCTGGATAATCCATTTCATCTTCTATAACACCTTTAAATATTAATCTTTTCCATTTGGGTGAAACCCTTAATCTATAATGTCTATATTTCTTTGGAGAATCCCAGAATACAAAATAAAAAAAACCATCCGTTTTATTGATATTTAAATCAATTTTTTCACGAATGATTTTACCATTAATCTTTTTAAAACTATATGTACTTGGATTATATCTTGTACATAATGTCTTTACTACTTTAAACCAACCAAATTTATTTAATAAAGGATAGGTATATCCTCTTATGATTTCACGAAAAACGATGCTAAAATATGAGCGTATAATATCACCATATAGTCTATAACCTATATTTTTAACATTGGTGCGACCTTTGTTTAATTGGAGTATATCTTTATTTACATTTCCTTTAGTCCTCAAATATATACCATACAATGTCAAAGCACCATCATTGTCCTTGCTCTTGATAGTTTTGTCTTCCATCGTTTAACTCGTCATTGACTGCGTTAATTGCCATGTTTAATTCAGTTGTTAAAATACTTTTAGTAATAGGCTCATACATACGCATTGGTATCGGATAAGGATCATCATCACTATAACAAGTAGGTTCACAACCAGGAGCAACATAATTGTAGGCCTCTCTTGGGTCTTCAAATACTCCTCTAATGTTAATATATTTTAAATCAAGATTTTCATTTGATGTACTCACATATAATGTATTTCCTATCAAATAAGAACGATTAAATTTCTTTCCAAATCTGGTAGCTCTTTTATAAATAGATGTATCTGGATAATCTAACATAATAGGAGTTTGCTTGTCTATTAACCCCACAAACATTAATCCCCTATTATTAGGTAAATCAACTAATTTAGGAATTTCAACTTTATATATGTTGCAACCCCATTTAACACATTCAGGACAAGAAGAATCCGCTTTATCTACCTCTTCTAAAGGAACTACACCTAAGTCTTGTACTAATTGTGGATCGATTAATTTACCAGCATTAGAAAATTCAAATATAAATTTAGCTCTATATCCATTAATCCAAAACTTAACCATACTGATTTTGATGTTTTCATCATCAGCATCACTATTTCCAGCTCTTCCGATATTACGGATATTATAGGCAAATTCATTTAATGTTGGCATACCAATTATTTAAAAAAGAGAGCTTAATAAAAGCATCAAGCTCTCTTGATAATTTATGATTTTATTACTTCTTATAAAAGGTCTATAATACCTTTTAAAGTAGCAGCACCAGTACTTCCAGTAGCACTAAAGAAATAAATCTCAATTGATTTCTTTCCTTCCATATCAATGAATGGTTGTGCAACAGTTGGTCTGTATTCAAATCTGTAAGTATCATAACTTGCAGAAAGAATATCTTCAGCTGGGATTCCTTTATCCAATAAATCAGACGGTTGCCCTTCTGAAATAGTAGCTGCAGTAGCTACAGGAGTTAAAGTTCCAGCAGCAGAGTTAGTCCAAACTGTAACATTCAATGAATCAGTGTCATCACTTTTCAATGCTATTGTTACAACAGGAGCAGCAACAGCTCCAGTATATGGAGTTTCTGATTGCTCACCATCTGCTGATATTTGGTTTCCAATTGCCTCAGCGACATCATTTAATCCGTCACCAGGTTGTACTGTGTAATAATACGACTTTCTCCATAGTTGACGAGATGTTGCACTACTTGTAATTGATACAGTAATATCATCTCCAGCAACAAATGCTCCAGCGAATGTAATAACATTCTGTGCAGGAACTCCAGCAGCCTGTGCAATAACAGCCATTGTAGGTGCTTGTCCTGATAAAGAACTTGTTGGTACTACGAAAGAAGGTGTAATATCTATCATGCCCGCTGTTAAAGACGGAACATGTGCTTCAGCGTTAAACGCTATGTAAGATCTACCTATTTCCATGGTATTTTGTTTTTATTTAATTTTTAATTTATCTCCAAGTCATTGAACTTCTTTTAGGAAGCCCTCTATGAAATTTAACTAATCCGCTTTCATCTTTTTTCTCCACCGGCTTTGTTGCTTTTGGCTTAGAAGCTTTTGGCTTACTTGCCTTTGGTTTAGATGCTTTTGGTTTACTAACTTTCTTTTTAGGTTCTTCCTGACCAATTACTAATTCACCAGTAAGTTGCTGAATTAAATCAAACTTTTTGATTTTTTTAATATTCTTTAACTTATAGTGTTTAGCAATTTCATAAAGTTCGGTCATTTTCATTTTGCTTAAATCAGCTCTTTTGTATTTCTTTTGTGCCATAACTTATAATTTATTGTCCTTGTTGTTGTATTTCATTCATTTGTACTTGATAATTTTGATCTTGAATAGTCATCATCATCTTTCGAACTGCAATGTTTACTATTTCTTCATGTGTACTAACAGGTAATTCACAATTTGTTGGAACAGTAATACTAACATCTACAGGTCTTTTTAAATAAAACAAATCAATAGAATTTGGAACATTTGTACTATGCACTTCAAGAGTGTTTGCACCAGCTCCATCATTATATTGTGTATATCCTACATTATCATCAGTTGTTTTGTTAAACGGATCCCTTTCGGCACCAGCAAAATCATCTAATTGTATAGGATGTACAGGTTCTATTCTTACCCCCGTAGGTTCACAAGTATCATTAACATAAGCTTGTAAGCTTAAAACATAAAGAAATTCACTTATAGCTGTTAAATTAATAATATTAATTCCCGAATATGAATTTTTCCTAACAAGAGGCAAAAGTTCTTCCCTTCTTTTTTCAATAGCTTCAAATTGTGCATACCTTGTTTCCACAAATTCAATTTGAGCAAGATTGATATAATCATCTTTTTCAGTTGGATTAAACCATGGAGCATCTGCTTTATCTAAAAGCAAATCAATCGTAGTATGCATTTCAGCTATTGTCATTTCTTAGAGTTAACTTCTTTTCTTATTTGGGGTAATATATCATTATTATCATTAAACCATTCAATAGCATACTCAATAGTAGTACCCATTTTCATCTTACCATAGAAATATACACCGTCTTTAATTATAAAAGTCTTGTTGTGAACACCCTTTGCAAGTAGTTCTCTCAAACTCCTATCAGGATTCTCCCAAGCTTCTAAAATTTTCTGAGCTCCACTTTTACCCGCTGGGTCAGTTTCTTCAGCTAACATATATATTTCACGCTTGATTACATCATCAGAAGTAGTTTCACCAATTTTAATTCTTTTACCTACTAATAAAACACGAGCAAAATCTCGTAGTTTTTCACCAGAAAGTTTTCGAACTATATAATTAGCTTCAGCTTCTAAATCTTTTAAGTACACATCATTTCGTGCTTGTTCTTCAAGATTAACAGCCTCTAAAATTGGTGTTGGTCCATTAGCATATATCGGATGATTTTTCACATGATGATATTCTAAAGCTTGATTTTCATCTGTTAAATCATAGGTTCTATTTTTAGTGAAACGAGTCACTTTAGTATTACCAAATTTATCAACAAATTGCATCAATTCACCAGTTTCAGGGTCATTATAATCTCTAACAGTTATTGAACCTGTTCTCTTATGATCTTTCAATCTTATTTCAGCACTACCCGTTGTAATACACAAATCAAGCATTTCTAAAACTTCAGATTTTTCTTTTACCTTTTCCATATTCTTTCAATTATTAATTAAGCAAAAATAAGTTGTCCACAAGACAATGGATTTCTTACAACAATACCAGACTCTGATAGAATCTCGCAAGTGAAGGAATCTCTTGAATTTGCAGCTCTCATTGAACCTTGATCAAATGGGTCAACCATTCCAGGAATATACTTGATAATCATAGAACGATTAATTCCACCAGCTCCTTTAACTTTCTTCTCAATGTTAGAAACACCATTA